GTATATACCTACCGGCTACAGTTACCCACTCTTCGTTTTCATCCATATAGGTTACAGAGCCGTACCCCAGCTTGTTCTGCCGAGCTTCCTGGGTTTCAAATATCACCATGCCAGCAGGTAAATACCTCTGCCGGTGTCCTTTGGGGCCATACTCTGCCCTCTGCGTATAAAGCGGAACAAAAGGATCAGCCAACACGCCGACGCGAATAGCGGCGCCATATTTGGGAACAACTTTTTCAGGGGCAAAGAAGCCAAATTCATAACGCTGGTTGTCCAGCAATTTCATGAGCAGCTCGTCCTTATAAATGGTTGCCCAAGCTTCGGGGGACATAATAACTCCGTCTACCGCATGGCCAAGGTCAGCTAATTCATAGACTTTCCTTTTAATGGATTCGAGAATGTTAACCCCGACTTGTCCCCAGCAGTCGCCGCCAGTTAATACCTCAATATTGGGTATCATGTAATTGATTATCCGGTTAACGCCCAGGCCGATAACGTCAATGCGGCCGGTTGTTATAAATTTGGAAACCATCAATTCGATAAGGTTATCAATAGCATCCATGCAAAACTTGAGGTCGCCAGCATGAAGGTCAGCTCTCCTCTGCGTTTCTGTTTTGGGGGAGTAGATATTTTCTCCTGCCATGCGGTTTGCTATGTCCTTAGCGCCGATTATGCGCCGCTCTTGAATGATGGGTGTTTTAATCTCATCAGTACTGAACTTAGCCCGTTCTGTCGCTTCAACCGTATCCATTTCCCCAACAAACCGCGCCATCGGTGCGCCCTCAAGCACTTTGTCCCACTCGACGTTTTCCGTGGGGAAGTATTCATCACTGCCCCCCATAAAGTGATCGCGGAAAAATGTTGATTTGGGCCTGCTCGTTATGACAGGCGGCAACTGAGTCCGTGGATCATTCCTATTAATCATTTCTCCAGCCATTTACTTATCCCTCCCTAAAAGGTTTCCGGAGTAGGATTCATTGGGGCTATGTAAATTTCTTTATCCTCAGCCGCGTCCAGAATCGCTTCGGGGTCTATAGTGATACCCATCACTGTTTGAATTCTGTTTTGGTTAAACTCCCCGCCGAATGCAACCGGGCCTTTAGATTCGTCCGGATCGTCGGTGTCTACATCGAGTAGCAGGACTGCGCGTATTTTGTCGCCATCCTCATACTCCCTATATTCTGTCTCGCCGGAATCCCTTGTGAGCAGCGTCCCGCGCTTTACAATGCCGCTCCCCGTTATGGTTACGGGCCATACCTTTGACGGAATAAGCGTTCCGGATACCAGATCGTCAACTGTTGATAAATTGACATTAGGCGAAAATAAATTCTTCATTGTTCCTCCCATTACCTGTTATTAAGGCTTTCAAACACGCTGTCCGCGAATGAAGCTTGCTTGTCGTGATGCTGGGGCATAAGAAGGGTATTAACCCCGCTTGCCTCAACATCCCTATTAATTGCCTGCACATAAGGCGCGGCCTTAATGTTCGGGTTTTTTGCCAATGCCTTGAACACGTTCCGGCTCATTGTTAAAACCGATGCGCCGCTTTTTACTGCGGCTGCGATCATGTTTTCGACTCCGGGCGCTGCCAGTGCCATTTCCGCAAGGGCAATTACTCTTTCGCGCTCGGCCCGAACGCCCATCTGGTATGCGGCTTGCGCGTTTGTACCAACCGGAATAGCGGTAGGTTCCGCCGCCGCCAGCGGTTCGACATACTGCGTGGCACATTGGGGGCAAGTCAACATATAGCCTTGGGTTCCGGCAGAATCCGTTCCCGTTTGCGCCTGTGCCGTGTCAAAATTAAACGCGGCTCCGCAGGCTGGGCAAATCGATTGTGCTAATTCCGCTTTTGGCTTTGTCGGTGTTTTGGCCGCTGCTGGTGCAGAAGCAGGTGCTGGAGCAGACTGTCCAGGCGCTTGAGCTGGGGCTGCTGGCTTTGCAGGGGCAGAACCGTTTGTTCCCCCGTTATTTTCTCCGCTTCCAAGCGGAACCGCCTCTTTTGTTTGCTCGCCTTCTTTGCCGTCTACATTTGCGTCAGTATCCCATACAAAGGACTCGCCGCAATGCGGACAAGGAACCGTGAATATGGCCGCCTTGACATTTCCCGGCATAAGCCTTGCCAAGCTTGCGGTTGGCGCTGGCGCTGCCCCCGCTTCATTCCCTGGCTGCGTCTGAGAATTCTTTGCCCCGGGGAATATTTCCCCGGTTTCAGGATTCATTGCGACAGCCCCGCCACAGCTCGGGCATACCATTTCGACAAAAGTTATTTCAGCTTTTGGCTTTGCCGGTATACTGGCAGCCGGTTTTTCTTTCTTATTCCACCATGCCATAGGACTTCCTCCCCTCTTGCTATTTATGATTCCAGCAGTTTTATCACCTGCTTTGTCAAACATTGTTAAATCGACCCGACAGCCCCGGTAGTTATAAACGCCGGGGGAGAGCATGGCCACAGCTTCAAGCGGTAGTTTTGCTTCCGGTGTAAGAGCGTCAGCCAACCTGAATTCAATTGCTTCAGCCGCCGTCAGCCATGTCCCGAACCCGTCTACTCCGTCCATAAGCGCAGATACTTCTTCCCGCGTCCTTCCGCTTTTCTTCATATAAGCGGCCGTCATTGGTTCCTTAAATTTTATTAGCTCTTCCATCAGTATTTTTGCGGAATGCTCATTCACATAACCCGGATTGTTTAACGCGCAGTGGACGAACAGCATTGATGCTGGGGACATATAGACAAAATCACACCCGCAGATAATTACTGAACCGCCAGAAGCCGCGACTCCTTCAACATAACCAATTTTTTTCTCCGGGCGGCTCCGCAAAATATCGTATATACAGCATGAAGCGAACATATCACCGCCGCTTGAAAAAACATGAATTTCAATTTCGCTGACTGGCCCTAATGCCCCTAACTCAGCGGCAAAAGTGTTGGGGGTTATTTCATTGCCCCAAAACTGTTTCCTGTCTATATCGCCGTATAAATCGATGCGGCCGATGTTGCCCCCGCCCTGAGAGCGTATTTTTTTTATCTCGTAAAATTTAGGCATTCTGCGTTACTCCCTGTTCTGCGTTCTGCCCGGCGTTCTGTTCCGATGACTGGATGCCAGCCGTGCTTGTCATTCCGGTCGCCGCGGCATCAGATAAGCCGGCAGCCTTAGCCGCTTCTATTTCCCGTTTGCGAACTCTTAGGTTTTCCATAAAGTCCCCGCCGTTCAATTCCGATGTTGCCTGGCTTGCTGTCGCAAGCCCCAAAGAAATTGCTTTCTCCCATGCCTGTACTTCCTTGTAAATATCCATTTGCGGCAAACCCGGCCCATTCCATTTCACGCTTGTATATGCCCTTCGTATCAAAGGGTTCTCAAAGTATCCGGGGGCATTTAGCCAGCCCCTTGCTACGCATTCGTCTATTACGGCTTTGTATACAGGATTGCAAAAATCGTTGATTATTGTTGAACGCCTAACCCGCAAATCTCCCCTGGCCATATTCATTGCGCCCATGCTGGCGCTGTAGGATGCTTGGAATTTCTGCACCAGCATTTCGTATGGGATACCGGCAGGCGGCCCCATTTGCTGGATTACTGAATTTATAAAAGGCTCAAACGCGGTTGTCGGCCTTGAAGGATTGATGGCCTCTACTTTTTCGTTGGGCCTTAGGTATTGCACAAGTCCGCTGCCCAGGAATATATCGTCCCTGTTCATTGCCCTTTCTTGTAACTTGCTTGCCTTTTCTAATGGCTCTTCCCCATTTAGAACGTCAAGCCTTTCCGTAGTTACAGCCAATGTAAACATTGACTGAATATGAGCCGCAACTGCCTCAGACTTCATATAACGATCTAAAGTCAATGCAAGCTCGATTGTCGGGGCTATTATAGGAATTCCGCGCCGCTGTCCAGGCCTTATTGTCTCCATCAAATGAAGCACCATAGGCTGTCCTGTTTCAGATCCGTATGCCGGTATATAAATCCAGCGCGGCTGGCTTGCCATATTTGAGTGCCAGCTTCGCCTATACGTTGCGTTTTTGTTCGGCCCCGTATAAAACCAGTAGCCAACAACGTGGCCCCATTGGGATATTTCTACGCCGCCCAAAACATCGTTGCCCAGCATTTCATGCTCTATGCGTTTTTGCCCTTCCGGAGTGTCCACGCAATCAGCCTCGATTATCTGTATATTAAGAGTGAATGGGACGTTCCGGCGCTCAATGCGCGGCATGGTTACAAAGCAATCGCCGCTCTCAAGCTGCGCCCTAAAAGCCAGCCTAGTTAATTCATAAAAATTATCGCGGCGGTAACAGTCGCAATTTGGCGATTCCGCAAATGTTTCCCAAAACCGCAAGACCTGGTCTTTGAATTGTTTTATCTGAACTTCTGACAAGTTCAAGAATTCAGCGTCCGGTGTTGGTTCCGGCCGCAATCCGTCCCCAATGACATTTGTAGTGAGCGTCCGATAAAGACCGGCAATTATCGGCGCTTCCATTGACAACTGCCTTGAGCGTTGCCGGATAATCGACAGGTTTTGAATTATATCGGAATCGGGATCGGCCCCCTGCCAATTCCAACCCCTAAAGACCGGCTTGGTTAATGAAGCGGCAGCGTTTGAATATCCGGACGCAAGTATTCTGTTGACATGGGATTCGGGAATTGGTTTTCCGTGCTGGTCCAATAAAACGCTCAATCCATCCTCGCAGGCATAAAAAAAGCCCATTATAGCGACACCTGTCCCCAGGTAACGCTATAATGGGCGTCCGTTGTTCGGTCGGCCTAATATAACTTTATTTGATTATATGCGCATATTGCCTAAAAATGTCAAGCAATTTCTGAAAACTTTTTATCGTCATTCTGTTCTGTGGATTCCTTCTCAATCCTTAATTTATTATGGACATCAATATCCAAATAATTGGACCTCGCCCCAATCTGAATAGTTATACTCCCATAATCAATAGGCAACGCAGCGGCTTTTATTTGCTCAATCTGCTTTTCAGTAAATACCATTTCCCTCCCGCTCTATTTTTTTATCTATCTACCGGAATCACCCTTACAGTTCTGCCAGCCCCGCCGCCTTCAAGATCATCAATTAAATCATTTAGCTTATCCTTGCGTTTGTACAGGGTAGCTAAATCCGCTTTCTGAACGCTCCGGCTTCCGGTTTTGTATCCCTGGGCGCCAGACAATATTTGCTTAATCGCCTTGTTTACCTGTTCGAGTTCGGCCTTTGCTTCTTCAAGTTTTCTACTCATTTATTCTTAAAATACCACACTTTGATTTATTGTCAACTCCTTACAAAGTAAACTCGTTGTCCTTGGCCCTTTTATTGCTACCATCAAAATCCCTATCTTTTTTAAGATTCGCGTTCTGCGGCATATGCCGGGAAGCTGTTTTTTCTTTTTTCCCGGGCGCATTGGATTCTGCCCACGGCACTTTAAGGAATTCCCGCTCCAGCAATTGATCTTCATGCCTTGATAAAATATTCAAGGCGGCGCGCGCGTATACGCGGCAGTCAAGAGCCTCGTTTCTAGCTCCGGCCGCTTTATGCCACTCGTAAACCGTATGCCCTGTTTTTTTTTGTACAGCCACTTTTTTCTCTGCGGTCAACATTTCAAAGTATGAAGTATCATAGCCATTTACCGGAATATCGTCTTTGTCTTTTGGGAAATGGCAATAACCGTCGCCGTGCTGTCCTACCCTTAGCCATGACATTATATCGGATTTAATCCCATCGACGCCAACCATAAATAAATTTTCGTCCCGCTTGGTTTTTGACGGCCTGGTCAGTGGAAGCCTATCCCCGGTATCGCCTTTAACTGGGTATACACCTCGCGCCTGCCTGGCCCCGCAGTAACTGTAAACCTGGTTAGTCCGATGCCCACCTATGTCAACAGCAGTCCTGATTATCTGCAACCGTTTCCCGTTTGCGTATGACCAGGCTTTAGCCAGCAAAAGGTCAATGCCTTTCCAAACTTCGGGTTGTTTTGGATCGCCGAATAATTCCGCATATTCGATTCCCCATGATTCATGCCCTAAGCCCCAGCCTACTACTTCGTAAGCCAGACGGTTATCCTGGACATCGACGCCCATCGTCAGGACGCATACGCCGTCAGGCAATTCTGCGTTATAAACTTCCCTGTGCTTTTCCAGCGCATGGGATTCAATAGATTCCCCGCGTTCTTCCCATTCCTGCGCAAGAATTGTATTGATGAAAGTTATCAGCTTTCTATGGTCGCCTTTCTGCGATAATTTTGTGGCTTCTATCCATTTCTCTACCAGCTTTTCCCATGACAGTTGGGAATCTAAAGCATTGACGTGGAATCCCCTTACTTTGTGATCCGGATTTTCCGCTACCCACATACCCCCTCCCGCTACCCATTCCCGCCTTGTATATAATCCTTTGCAATATGGGCAAGACATTTTCATTGTTTCAAAATCTAATCTGTCCCAGTTAAATTGAGACCATTCCCCGCATTTAGGGCATTTATGAGACCATCGTTCTCTTGTGGAATCATTGTAAGCTTCTGCAATCCCGCTTCTGTTTTTAGTAGTAGGAGTAGACGCTTGAATTATTTTCCGGTTAGGGAATCCGTTTGTCCTTGCTATGGCCAACTCTACAGGATCGCCCTGGCCTTCCAAATTTTTAGGCGCCTCATCTTGCTCATCAAAAAAAACAATGCGCACGGGCCTTGATTTCAAAGACGCTGCGCTGTTGGCCCCTGCCATTACGCAATACCCGCCCTTGAATGATTTCTCTAAAATTTTATTGTCTGAGCTTCTCGTTTTTTCTAGCGGTATTATATTGCGTAAGACAGGCGTATCCCTGATCATTGGAGTCAAGCGTTTTCCTGAGAAAGCTTCTGCCATTGCTATTGTAGGCTGGACAACCATAATCGGGCATGGATCATAAGTCATGTAATAGCCAATCGCATTTAGTAGGACATTTGTTTTTCCCATTTGCGCGGCCATCATCATTATAATTTTTTCAATTCTTATGTCGCTAATCGCTTCCTGTATTTCCACAAGGTAAGGAACCCTGTCTGAGTGCCAATCCCCAGGCGCTGATGTTTCTTCGCCGGATACGACGCGCTCTTCATCAGCCCAATCATTTACAGTTTTCTTAGGCGGCGGCTTTAATAAACTTTGAAATCGCCTTGCCAATGAATAAGATTTTTTTGGCAAGCATATTTTAGGCTTAGTTATCTTCCGCTGAGAGGCTTTCTTTTTCAACTAATTTTTCCAAGTCTAAATCTGCTACCTCATCCATTGCGCGTCGTATCCGTTCATCTATCTTTTCCGCAATTTCCAAAACATTGTCAATCCCCTGTACTAATGGGGCCAGCGCCATGGGGATTGCCAGCAGGTTTATTCTTAACCGCGACAGCAGGGCATCCATTATTTTTTCGATGTCCTCTGCCTTATGCAATTCCCCTTCCTTTTCTGCCAGTTTTAATTCTTCAAGTTTTGCCTTTGCCATTTCATGGCGTTCTTTTGCGCTTTTCATCTCGTCAGAAGCGCTGGATCTGCGGCTGTCTGATTTCATCCGGTAAAATTGCAACAGGCTATGTACGCTCCGAACAAAATCATACATTCCAGTTTTCTTGTCTTTTTTTATTATGCCGTCCTGGGTGAGCTGTTGTATACGTCGCACATCGACACCGACAAATTGCGCCAGCTCTTCCGTGCTGACCATTTTTACTTTTGCCTTTTCGGTATTTTTGGCAACCGCTTTTTTATCAGTTTTTTCCGGTAGCTTCTTTTCTGCTTTTTTCCCTGCCGTAGTTTTGGCTTTGCTTTCTGTTTTTGGTTTTTTGGAATCCTTGACTTTAGTTTCTTTTTGTGTTACTTTCATATACCCCCAAAACGAAACGAAACCGCTAAAAAAAATCTCGTATCTAAAACCAGTTCGGGGTCAAATGCTACCCTTGAGCCAAAAACGCCCGAAAGTACCTTAATTTTTTTCTTTTTTTGCTACCGACCGCAACAATGTTTATATTTCTTTCCGGAGCCGCAGACGCAAGGGTCATTGCGGCCTATCTTTGGGCCGTTGCGGACAACCTGCTGGGGCTCTATCTGCCCGTCATCGTACATCCAGCGATCGTTGCGCTTGGTAAAGTGTGCCGTCTCATGGTGGATATACTGCAATCCTTTCTGTTCGTATGTTGCCTCAAATACTACTGTCCCTGTGCCATCGCCATCACAGCCGCCTGTTGCTATAATGATGCGCAAGCCCAGCCACTTGGATTTCTCGCTCCAATCCACTACCGATTGCCGGTTTACCCTATCTCCCTTAAAGCAGGTGTCTATTAGGTAGTCTATAGCGTGGACAACATAGGCCGTATAGCGGCTTCTCATAAGGGATTCTGCTGTAGGGGCCGGTGTTTTACCAGTGATGTAGGGTTCGCAACACTCAGAATAGGCAATTCCAGAACCGCAGGGGCAGGTTTCCATAGTTTATACCCCCTGCTTTACTTCTTCATTCGTTGCCGTCTTTTTCTTATTTTTAATTCCCTTGATGGCCCCTTTGATATATGTTGGCGATATGGCTATGAGCTTAACGCCCGGCAATAGCGCAAAGATAAGACCAATAGATACCCTTCCCCAGTAACCCCATGAAACAGGGGTAAAGATATTGACCAGCAGCTCAAAGCCGAATCCAACAGCCGACATCATGGGAATAACCCCAAGCGATAAAATACCCGTCAGTACAATCCAGAACATAATCGGTTCCCCCCCAAATCAAAGACAAACAAACCTTTGTTTATTCTACACTATCTTCAAAGGACAATTTAAAGCTCTAATACGGGCACCGCCACTACCAGGATTGTTATCAAAATTAGGCTTCAAGGTATCTGGAGGATTCTTCCCGTCAGTATTTGAAATAAACGCGCACAATAAACGGAGATATGCGTCCACATACCTAATAGGACATTCGAGGCATGATTCTGGCAATTCAAATTCAAGGATCGCTTTCATTTATTCTCCGTTTCCTTACTGGCAACATCAATTATGTGTTCCCAATCGCATATTGGGCCGTAAAGAATGCTGTCTATAATCCGCTGGGCTTTCTTTTCCTTGTCCTGGTCTATCTTTATGGTAAAAGTAGGCACATCGACCATAATGTCCGAAAGGTATTTATCGGCTTCGGCGGTCATTACCGAAAGGAAAGCTTCCCTGGCATCCTTTTGATCCATGCCGTGCTTAATGGCTTCATTATAAAATTGGGCCAACACCATGCTTTTTACATCAAGCTCTTTGTCTACACGTTGCCGCAGCGGGCTTATTGTTTCTAATGTCATTGTTTCCCCATGCGTTGCCTTAGAGATTTAATCGAGTACGGCTCAAGTATTTGGATTTTTTCATTTACCGGCTTAATTGACCCTACAGGGGTTTCAGATTTCCTGATCATGTCCTCTAAAGCCCCTAAGAATTTGTAAAACGTGTCAGAAAGGATAGGCGGCGCAGGGGTCGATAGTAACACAATAGAATCTTTCATTATTCGCTGATCTCCTTATCGCGGACCACAAAATTAAATACTGCCTCAAGAGGTATGCCAAACCCTTCCAGAAGGGAAGCCAGCTTTTTGACGGTTTCTTCTATCGGGCATCCCTTGCATTTTTGATATTTTGAACAGATTTTTTCGTCTAAATCGTCTGCATGGATAGAAAATTCCCATAAACAAGGTACAGTCTCGTTGCTGTCTTTGTAAAGCAAGCATTTTGCCATATTATTTATACCTCCAACTGAATGACGCTTTCCTTGCTTCTTCATAACTGTAATTAAAGTATCTTTGGAGAAATACAGATACATCGACATCAGAAATATTGCCGTCGAAATAAGCCTTTTTTAGATCATTCAAACTGTTGCAATATAGCGACCTATTAGCGTTTTTATCCCCAAATTCCGGGCAATCCAACCTATAACCGCCGCTTGAACAGTCCCCTGGTTGTATTGCCTCGTTCGGATCGTACTTCTCCCCTGAGCAGTCCTGGCACGGAGAACAGCTATTGCCGCGCTTTTTGCACTTCTCGCACTGGCAAAACTTATGGCAAGCCCCCCAAATCCCAAAAGCACTCATGCTTGTTCCTTGTATTCAAAATCGAAGCTTATCTCAGGGACAGATACCGGTTTGAGTACATGCTTAGTAGCGACATATATTAAATCTCCGGGTTTCAAACCTAAAGCGGAAGGTAATTCTATTGTTCTTGTTTGTTCCTGCATTACGAAAGTCCTTTAAGCGAACACCCATCAGGGCGCTTAAACCGGCCAATAAAGTCCGGTATCAAATCGCACTTGTATATTTCGCAGTAGAACAGCGGAAGCAACGTGCCATCTCTGTCATTGTGCCTTTTTATATGCTTACAATTTTCACACAGTCTATCTTTATCTTTATCTAGCATAGTTTTACCCCCATCTCCCTTAACTTAAACAGCATCAAAATATGGATATTTATCAATTTTATGATATTGATAATCCGGCACTTGAAACGAAGCGGTATTATTTGAATACCAAATCTTTAGATATTTGCTGATTGTTTGTTCAAGAGCGGCAATATTCTCATTGCAGGCAAGCTCTCTTACCATGCAATTTTCAAGAATACTCTTGTATTCTGCATAGGCATCCGCTGAAAGGTATATGTCCCTGTCAAAATAGGCGTACAACCTACCGGGCATTGATACCTTTTTGTACCCCCCGGCAACTGGCGCTAAGTCATAATCCCTGACTTTTATCTGTAACTCGATCATGTAATTTATTATACAACATTTATCAGAAAAGGCAAGTAAAAATAGCGGTCAGGGCTTTAATGGCACTACCGTTTCCCCGGGTCTCAAAGCAGCTTGGTAATTTACTATTCCGTTTAGCGGATTGGAAGAAACCTCTTCCAGTTTTTCGTTTCCCCTTGCTGTCTCTATTAAGTTATTCAAATTATCGAACAGCTCTTTAATTTCGTTGTTTGGTATTGACGATAAGTCTAGCCCAAACTGCATTGCGAATTCTAACTGCTCATAAAACTTAAATAGATTCATACGGAAAGCATAGCAAACGCTTACATCTTCCGCAAGTAAACCTCTTTTGAATACCCTTCGCTGCGCAGCGCCATCATCATCAGGAATTGTTCCTTTGATAAATCGGACAATCGGAATATTTCTTCCGGCTTCATCCCCAGCTCTTTGCCAATTTCCTTGACGGTTTTCCCCTGGGATAAAAGCCGCCTTACGATATTCTTCATAGGCTCCAAAAGGTGCGTCCCCCGGGCCCGGTTGTGCGAAATCGTGCCGTAAATATCTTTGGCTTCGTCGGCGTGTTTTACGATAACGACAGGCACTTTGCCATTGAGCTGGCTTTTTAGCGGCTCTTCCCCGGCAACCGTCCAGCGGTGGTATCCGTCAATTATTGTGTAATCCGGCCTTACTACCAGCGGCATAGTAAACCCATTTGAGAGGATAGATTGCACCAGAAGGTCAAGGTTTTCCCTGCTTATCCGGTTGGGGTTGTAGTCATTAGCTTTTAATTTATCCCGGTCTACCCAATGCAATGTAGAAAGCGGGGCAGTCAAGTCATTTTGGCTTTGCTGTTTTAGTTTTGGCATAATTTTTGCTCCCGTTGTGCGCGTGTGAATATTGAATATTGATATTGGTTATGAGGGCCCGGAGGGTTCTTTGTTTCGGGTCTCCCCCTATAAGGCAGTCATAAATCTTTTTGTAAATCTTGCCGTCAATAATCGGCCCGTATTTTATAAGCAGGCGTACAATCTTCTGGGCGTTGCCCAGCGACCCCTTTGTAAGAAAATACTTTTTATGGTTTTTCAACATCTTAAATACTTCGGCCTTGTAGTCTTTTTTGTCCTCGGTTTCCCTCCGGGTCTTACTGGAATGCCGGAACATCTCGCTGTCCCAATACAAAGCCGCTAAATAGGCGTTCGGTTCCCTGCGTATAATCCTGTCCATCAAATAGGGGTAGTATTCATTAAGTTTCACAAGAGATTTTGCGGTATCAACAGAGAAGAAAAGGCCGACCCTCAAATCCCTGAGCTTGCTCCCCGATTGGTATAGGTGCAAATAAATCTCAGGGATGTCTATATGCTGTTCGTGCAAATAGCGCCATACGTCGGAATCTTTCCAGTCATAAATTGGCCAGGCCATGTTCCCGCGGGCCAAGCCTTTTTTAGAAGAGAATGAATATGTCATAAACTTCAATCGCTGTAGGGATTCGGCCATGCGGACGCCTGTCAAGACAATGCCGTCCGCATTGTGCTTTTCAAGGAAATACTGGTATGTGAACCGCCTGTTTGTGTGCAAAGGGTGTTCCCTTACCGCGAACTGCGGCGGCTGCCTTATCCATTTATCTTCCTGGCCTTTCTCCCAGCATATAAAGTTTTCGTCCTGCTCCAGAAGGTTGAAGCATGAGAAATGCTTAATCTCCAAACAGAACCATGTAAACTTCCCCCCGGCCAGCAGGACTTTGTTCCGCCATTCCCGGACTGATTTGTCGATGCTGTCATAAATGGCTTCTTCGTCTATGAATTCCACGGTCATAATGGACAGATCTATTTTCCCCTGCTGGCCAAGCTTCAGTATTAGGTCCAGCAGGGTTATAGAATCCTTGCCCCCGGAAAACGACACGTATACTTTCTTCCCGTTGGAAAAGGCGTTTACAATCCGCTGTTTTGCGGCCTCAAGGACTGTACGGCTGCCCTCTTTCTTTACAACCATACATCGGCCCCGCACCGCGGGCATTTGACGCTTTTCCTGTCCTCAGTAGGCGCGTCAATGCCTTCCGGCTCATCCATGCTGGCGGCGCTATCGTTCACATCGGCGCGGGCGTCGATGCTGTCAAGGTTTTTTTCCGTGGCCTTCCCGTAATTTTCCAATGCCTGGGAGATTTCGGCGGACGACGCGCTGATTGAATTAAGCACGTCGTCGTCAAAGCCGGGGATGTCAAAATCCCCGGCCAATTCCCCAATGAGCGCCTCGATGTTCTTTAAGTCGTCCACTCCCAAACCGGCAGTTTTGTTGTCCGCCATCATAAGCTTTTTCTTTTCGTTTTCCGTAAGGTCATAGATAACAATGGCATCCGCTTTCTTCATTCCCTCCAGCCTCATGGCATCCACAAGGCCGTTCCCCGCCAGGACAAGGTTGTCCTCGTCGATCACGATGTTTTTGTACTGCCCCCATTTTTTGAGGGAGCGCCGCACTTCCTCTATCTGCTTAGGGGTATGGATCCGCGTGTTTTTCTCAGGCGTTTTCAGCGCGCTTAAAGATACTGACTTGCGCTCTTTACGCATAATTAATCCTCTTTGTAATGCGGGTTGTATTTGTTGGTGGCAAAATCCTCTACTTTGAGCCATCCAGCTGAGATTTCTTTGCGGCCTAGCATATAGTCCAGCCAGTACTGCGCGTCCTTTACGTTAATCGAGGCGTTTTCCTGATAGTAATAGTTTTCAATAAGCCCCGGATCAACGCCGGTATACTTGCCGATGATCTCTTTCGCTTCATTCTGGTTTGCCTGTACCCATGCGACCGCTTCCACTAAGGCGGCGACAAAGCCCCGCGCTTGCTCAGGGTTATTGTCCGCCCATATCTTGTTCACGACATGGGTAGAGAACTGTTTAGGCCCGAATATGTCGAGGGCGTTGTAGAGTATTTTCAAATCGCCGTTCCGCTTTGCGTGTAAGACATAGGGCTGCATAAGCCCGATGGCATCCACGCGGCTGTTTGCCAGCGCGATTTCCTGCTGGTCAAACGGCAGGATTATAAAGTCCACGTCGGTTTCTTTAAGCCCCGCCGATGCCAGCGCCATAAGCCATGTGTAATGGAATGAGCCTTTTACAACATTTATGGCGACCGTTTTACCTTTGAGATCGGCGATGCTGTTAATGCCCGAATCTTTTCGGACAAAGAATTCCTCAAGAGCCTGGCTGCCGATTGCCGATTGCAGATCTGTTACTGCAATCACCGGCAAGCCCTGGGCGCGGGCGCTGATTGTTGCGACAAACGAAGAATTGCAGGTCTCGGCGCTTCCCCCCGACACCGCCTGCAATGCAGTTGGCCCTGCGGCTATCATGTCGATTAGCTCCACGGACACGCCGTGTTTGTTGAATATGCCTTTATCCAGGGCAATGTATACCGGGTCATAAATCTTAAAGCCGATATACCGGATTGAATTGTTCTTTGCGGGTTTTCCGCAACCGAATGAAAGCAGAGACAGCGCAACTGCAAATAAAATAATTGCCTTTTTCACTTTTATTCTCCTGTGAATTGGTAAAGTTTTTTCTGTATGTATGCCAAACCCATGTTCATGAAGCCGCCGATAGCGGCAATGGTTATTATTGCGGCATACACTTTTTCAAATTCAAATGACTGAGCATTCCACAAAAGGAAATATCCTAATCCCTTTGAGGCCCCCAGCATTTCCGCTGGTATCAGCGCGACCCATGCGCCCCCGGCGCCGATCCGTATGCCTGTTAAAATCCCCTGCAACGCCATAGGGATTCTGACGCTTGCCATAATGCGCCACTCCCCGGCGCCGGATGTCCTCGCGGCATCAACAATATTCTTGTCCACATTAAGGCTGTTGTAAGTTGACAGCACGATTGCAGGCCAGGCCGTCCAAAAAATAATGAACGTGCGCGTTCGTGGCCCCAGCCCGAATAGCACAATCAGCAACGGAAACAGCGTGAGCGAAGCCACGCCTCGTATGCACTCGATAACTGGGAATACCGCGGCATTGAACCTTTTATAGCGGTAAAGCAGAACCCCCAATGTAATGCCAATGCTGGAAGCGATGCCCAAGCCTGAAAGAAGTATCGACAAGCTTGCGGCTATATGCTTTTTATAGGGCCCATCGCGGATTAGGTAAAATATCATTTTCAATATTTTGTAGAGGGAAGGCATAGCAGGATTTACATAGACAAGCCCGGCAAACTGCCATATTGTCGCTAAAACGAGAAAGCCAAAAAAGCCGTAGCGGATTTTTAGAAGCTTAGACAGGCCGGAACGCGGGGTTGCCCGCCGCCGATGTGTGAGAAAAGTGTACATTAAGGTTCTCCTGAGTGGAGTATACCGTTATGGGAATTTGTTTGTCAAATTTGCTTTGTTATATTTATTTCCGTTATGTGTCAATAAGTGTCTTTTTGTCGGAACGTTCCGACAAAATTATTCAGATGCATGGATGCTTGCACCTTCGCTAATACATCTGGGTAGAATTCCCGCTCCCATTCTGCACGGCCCATACCATCACCTTCTTTGTTTCCGACTGCAGCTACTCGTATTCTATACTTATCCCATCTCCCATTGCCTAACATCGCGTAATTATGATGCACTGGAAGATCATATTTATACAAATAGGCAAAAATATCATAGGCAGTAAAATACCTAAATGGGGCAAAGCTGAATTCAGTCTCAAGCCCAAAAAATTGAAACCTGCGTTTCCGTTTTGCGCTTTCATCGTACCTAATACCTGTAACATGACAGCCGTATTCCCCTTTTAATTCCTGTAATATGTGCTGCCATTTTCGCGGATTATTATTTCTATCATAGTATGTTTCATCTGCATCTACATAATTATAGCTTTTTTCAATGTACTCAATATTATGCGTTTTCATAAATGCGTCCCTTACCGCTTTGTGTCTGACGCTTGCAAACAATACAGATGTTGTCATCATTTTTTTCTTCCTTCCTCTCTTAAAAACCTATCTATTTCTGCGGCGATTAAAGCCCCAGCTTTTTCCAACTCTCGTATACGGTTTTCAGGTGTTGGTTTCCACCAAACTAAATTCCACGGCCAGAAAAAATCAAACAGCGGGGTTCTTGACTCGCCATTTTTTATAGGAGTATCCCTTAATATCTCTGGTATTGCGTAACAAATCGCGGCGCGAACTAAATTTAGAGGAGGGATATTATCGTCATGTTCCGCCGTGAACCCTTCTTTATCAATCTGTCGCCATCGCTCTCTGGCAATCAGTTCAGCACCTGTCATTGGTTTCTCCTTTTCTTCCGGCGGCAACAGCCGCTGGCCGCACGTAGGACAATAGTTGTATGTATAAATAGCGCACCCGCTACATTTCGGGCATTTGGGATGGGATATACTGCCTATCCACCGCAGAGGCTCCCCAAAATCCCGCCCCCATTTTTCGTTCATGGCGGCAGATATAAAATCCGTTACGTGATGATCAAAATGATGGTTCTCCAGTAAGACTTTGCCATCAGCGCATAAAACATAGTCTATAAGCAACTCTCCTTTTTTAGGATAAGA